TGTTCAAAAGGCCATTTTGGAATCAGAGGATGGGGCTTTGGCGCTTTACACTTTGATGAAGGAAGGTCGCATTGAGGATTTAGAGGACATGGACGGGCGAGAGGCCTTGAGATTTCTTGCTAAAGCTGAGGTGCGAGGCCAAGAATTTATTAAGAATTCAAGGAAAGTTTCTGCTGCTCCCAAGCCTATTCAGGCGGTTAAGGGCACGGGAACTTACACAAAAGACGTTGCTGACATGACCCCTGATGAGATCAGGAAAAAATATAACCTTAGATAAAGGAAAAACTGATGGCTAATACAATTAACACAAATAAATCGGCTCCTGGTCGGATTGCCAAAGTGGCAGCGACCATGTTTTCTGATGATATGCAGTTTGTAAGGACCATTGCGCGGGAAGATTCGGTAGATTTTGCCCCGCAAGCTGGTGGTTACAAGCCTGGTGACACGATTTTTATCAATAAGCCTCCTCGGTTTACGACAGGAACGAACAGAGATATTACCTCTGGTGGTATCCAAGACATTACGGAAGAAAAGGTTGCAATGACGTTAAATCAGTCGTTTACGGCGGCTGTAGCTTTGACATCGAATGAGTTTGCGACAGACATGGCGTTTGATTCGTTTGCCATGCGTGTTTTAAAACCTTTGGTGTCGCAAATGGCCCAGCGCATTGAATCAACGTTTATTCAGTTGGCGTGTCAATCTACGGCTAACGTTATTGGTACTGCTGGTTCAACGGTGTTTAACACCTTGACCATGATGCAAGCTAACCAGCGTATGTCTGAGTTGCTGGCAACAGGTAGTGAAAACGAGTGGATTGCTTTGTTGTCTCCTAGTGCTAAAACTTCGGCTGTGGATGCGAGAAAAGGTTTGTTTCAGTCTTCTGAGGAAATCTCTAAGCAATACAAGCGCGGTGTAATGGGTCAGGCGGATGGTTTTACTTACTTAAGTAACAACCTGATGTATACCCACACAACGGGTACGGGATCGCAAACAGATGGTTCGGTTACCACAACGGCAAACATGACCAACGGTGCTTCAACCATTGCTGTGACGGGTTTAACGGGCTCTGGGACAATCACTGCTGGTACTGTGTTTACGGTGGCAGGTGCGTTTGCGGTTCACCCTATTACCAAAGCAACCTTGCCGTTTTTGCAGCCTTTTGTTGTAACGACAACGGCAACGGCGTCTTCTGGTGCGGCCACGCTTTCTGTTTCCCCAACCATTTACAGTTCTACCGGTGTTGGATTGCAGAACGTTTCTGCTTTGCCAAGTTCTGGTGCGGCTGTGGTGTTTTTAACGGGTAAGACTACAAGTACAAACTTTCAAAACTCTTTGACGTATTGTAAGGATGCGTTTCGTTTTGCGTCTGTGCCCTTGATTTTGCCAGGTGGTATGGACAAGGCGGCGCAAGAGACTGTGGATGGTTTGACCATTCGTGTCTTGGCGGATCACGACATTAAAACCGATCAATACATCCTTCGATTGGATTTCTTGGGTGGGTTTGTTCCTGTTCGTCCTGAGTGGGCAACAAGGGTTACGGCGTAACGCATGGGGGGATGGGAAACTGTCCCCCTTTTTAATCATTTGAGAGGTTTTTATGAGTTCAGGAATTATTGGTGGCAATATCTTTGCCATGTGTGCGGTAGTGGTCAACTTTAACCCTGCGTCTATAGCGGCAGCAACAGTAGCGGCGCAATCGATTACTGTTCCAGGTGTTTTGCCTAATGACATTGTTGTTGTGGTGCCTCCTTCAACGCTAAACGCTGGTTTGGGCATTGCTGGGGCTCTTGTAACGGCAGCGGACACCGTTTCTGTGCGTTTTGTTAATGCTACGGCAGGTGCCCTTGACCCTGCGGCTGCTGATTATGTGTTTTTGGTTACGCGCCCTGAGAGCATCGCGGGTCGTGTAACAACGGGGTAATGTATGGCAACGGCGCGTGACCTTATCACAAGGGCGTTAAAAGCATGTAGGGTTCTTGCCCCTGGTGAGAATCCTAGTGCTTCTGAGGCAGCCGATGCCTTGATGATTTTAAATATGATGCTGTCCAGCTGGAGTACAGATAACTTAAACGTTTTTGCTCAAACTTTAGAAAGTTTCTCTCTTGTTAGCAATGTTTCGTCCTACACGATTGGCACAGGACAAACGTTCAATACGGTTAAGCCTATTGCCATACAGACAATGTATGTAAGAACCGGATCAGTGGACTACACCGTTAAAGAAATCAGCGATCGTGATTATGCTAACGAAATATCAATGAAATCAATTGTTGGTGTTCCATATTGTTATAATTTTAACAATGATTATCCTTCTTCTGTGATTAAGTTTTACCCTGTTCCTGATCAGAATTATCAGTTGTTTATTCTGTCTGAGAAGGCTTTAACGTCCATTGCGTCTTTAGACACGGTGATTTCGTTTCCTGAGGGATGGGAGTTAGCCATTGCGTATAATTTGGCTGTGATGTTGTTTCCTGAGTATCAACAAGCGGTTGACCCTGCTATTGTGAAGATTGCGGATGATGCCAAAATGGGGATTCGTCGGGCAATCAATCGGAATCGCAAGTTTGTGTTTGGCGATGATGAGGATTTTAGACAAACAGATAATATCTACGCTGGGTGGTTTCGATGAAAACGGGTCTTGTTGGTCCGTCATATTCTGAAAGAAGTTTGTCTTTCGACGCCCAAAGAACAATCAATTTTTATCCTGAATTGAATCAATTTGGCAAAGAAATTTCAGCTTTGTATGGCACTCCTGGGCTTTCTGTCTTTTGCGATACGGGATTAAGCAAAAGCAGGGGATTGTTTGCTTCATACAATGGTAGGGTTTTTTATGTTGCTGGGTCTGTTTTGTATGAAATTTCTTCTTTGGGTGTTGCCACGGTTTTGGGAACGTTGGCATCGTCTTTGGGTTTGGTGTCGTTTGCTGAAAATCCCACGCAGTTGATGCTTGTGGATGGGACAAATGGCTACATCTTTACGTATTCGAGCAATACGTTTGTTCAAATTTCAGATTTAGATTTTCCTGTTGCAAACAATGTCACGTTTTTGGATAGCTATTTTATCGTCAATTCTTCTGGCACGACTCAGTTTTTTGTTAGTGCGGTTAATAACGGAACGGTGTGGTCTGCTTTAGATTTTGCATCGGCGGAATCGTCACCAGACAAGATTTTAAAGGTGATTGCCGTTAATGGGGAATTGTGGCTCTTAGGGGAAAGAACAACGGAGGTTTGGTCTAACACGGGCGACCCTTTGTTTCCTTTTCAGAGAGCATCTGGTGGTAAAATTGATATTGGTATTTTTGCCCCAGAAACGGCTGTTTCAAGTGCTTTTGGGGTTATTTTTGTCTCTCGGAATGCGCAAGGTGATGGTATTGTTTACCAGATGAACAATCTTTCTCCCAAAAGGATTAGTAATCCCTTTATAGAGCGTCAGATTCACAAGGTGATGAATCCAAGCCTTATGTCTGCGTATATGTATCAAGAGGACGGACACACGTTTTATGTGCTTACAGGCGGTGATTTAGAGACAAGCCTTGTTTATGACCTTACAACGGATCAATGGCATGAAAGAGCGTATTCTAGCCCTGTAACGGGCTTATTTGAGCAGCATTTAGGGGTTTTTGGGATTACTGGATTCAACAAAACGCTTGTGGCGCACAAAGACTACGGAAAAATCTATGATATGTCTTTAGAGTATACCATGGATGACACGTTTGAATTGATTGGGGAGCGTGTTTTTAGGCACCTTAACGAAGAAAACAAACCCTTTTCGTCGGATAGCTTAGAGATTGCCTTTGAGGCGGGTGTAGGCACGCAAACGGGCCAAGGATTAAATCCAAGAATGCTTTTGTATGTCAGCAAAGACGATGGCCGCACGTGGTTTGGTCCTTTGGAAGGTTTTATGGGAAAAGTCGGTGAATACAAAAAACGTGCGATATTTAGACGGCTGGGAACAGCATCCACATTCACGTTTCGCGTGAGAATTTCGGACCCTGTCAAGCGGTGTTTGATTGGGGGGTATCTTAACGCATGAGTGGTGTTGTTCCTCAGCCTCCGATTCGTGAAATGCTTGTGGATGGCTCGGGCCATGCCTCGTTACCATGGCGGGACTATTTTAACAAAGACTGGATGGGTGACTCAGGCACACCATGGACCCCTGTTTGGACAAACTTTAGCCATCCTATGACGGTCACAGCAAAATTCTATAGAATTTCTCAGTATTTGTGCTATTTTAATATTGTGATTGTTCCTGTCACGAACACAACAACGTCAGGTCATTCAAGTTACGCTACGTTTCCATTAAGGATTTTGGCATCGAGTGGCTTTAATGTGGCGATTAGTGATCGGAGCATTGGAACGGGAATATCGCAAAGCAGTCCTGATCGTTTGATCTTGCCCCACTGGACAAACGAAACGCAAACGATAACGCTAAGCGGTGTTTTAGAAGCCACATGATAGGGAGAACATACAATGCCTTTTAAAAAAATAGGTAAGGCGTTAAAAAAAATAGCTCCCATTGCGGGTGCTGCTGCTGGCATGTATTTTGGTGGTCCTGCTGGTGCTTCTTTGGGTGCTTCTTTAGGAGGATCTTTATCTGGAAAAAAAGGTGGTGGTGGGTTTAATTTTTTAGGTGGCATGCTTGGCGGTGGTGGTGACGGCGGCAATGATATTTATGGGGGCATTGGTCAGGTTGGTGGTGGTTTATACAATTATTATAACAACCGAACCGTTGATAAAGGCATTTTAGAGGCGCAATTAAAGGCTGGAGAGCAAGCCTCTCAGCTTTTGAACCCATACTATCAAACGGGCACGCAAGCTAACCAGAGGCTCTCTGATCGCCTTATGGGGGGCTTTAATATCAATCAGGCCGATGAGCTAACAAGGCAACAATATAATTCTGGTTTGGCGGCAAATCCTCAGTTGACGGATAGAACGCTTAAAGGCTTTCAGTTTAATCAGGGGGATTTGTACAATGACCCTGGGTATCAGTTTGCAGTAGACCAAGGGCAAAGACGATTAAATTCACAAGCTGCGGCGGGTGGTTTGCTTGGCAGTGGCCGTGCATTAAAAGAAGCTACGCAGTATGGCCAAGGTATGGCTGAAGGTCAATTTAACAATGTTTACAATCGAAATTTTAATACTTGGAATCAAGAAAACCAGAATTTGAGTAATTTGGTAAACCAAGGCAGTAATGCTTATCAGGGTTCTTTTAAT